GCATGGTGAACCAGCCGGTTTCGTAGAGCCTCACGCATTCCGCTTCGACTCCCTCCCCTATTCCTCGCGGTCGCCCGCACTTGATCCCTCGCGCCATCGCCGCGCGCTGCCCGGCGATACTCCGCTCGCGTATTAGCCCTCGCTCGAACTCAGCGACCGCGCCCAACATTTGCAACATCATTCGCCCGGCGAGGCTCTGCGTATCGACCGGTTCCGTGAGACTGCGCAATGCACAGCCCTTCGCCTCCAGCCGCTCCAGCAGCGTCAGCAAGTCTTTCAGACTCCGCGCGAGCCGATCCAGCTTGTAAACCAATAACGTATCTCCCTGTCCCATGTCCGCGAGCAGCCGCTGCAACTCCGGGCGCTGCCCAACGCTACTGGTTTTCTCCCAATAGACCCGTTCGGCACCCACGCGCCTCAACGCATCAAGCTGCAACCTCGTTTCTTGCTCGACCGTGGACACCCGTGCGTATCCGAAGAGCATCACCAACCACTTATTGTTCTTTGTCCGAGGATACACAGCGCTTCCCGCCCTGCGGGACCGGGCTCTGGCCTACGGTTGAGCCTCTACGAGTCTCAATCGCCTCGCGGCGACTAACGATCCCTAGCGCAAATACCCACGCGCACAACCCCCCCGCCCTATGGTCCGTCGCGGCTGCATCCGTCGCGCCAGTCGCCTTCGGCTTGCCGCTGCGCTGTGTCACGCCGGATGACGGGCGCCGCGACTGCGGGGTAAGAGTCCCGACAGCCTTGGACCTCGGAAACCTCCCGTCATTCGCCTCGCTGCGCTGTGAGAGGCGAATGACGGGAGGTTTTTTATCCGAGGTCCGGCGGCAGTCGGGCCTCTTTTGGTGTGCGACGAACCCCCACCCCCCGCCCGCCCCCAAGGGCGGGAGCGAGAGAGCTTCACTCTGAGAGGTGCGCGAAATCCGTCGAGCGCCTCGCCACAGAGGCTCACGCAGCGCCTGCCTCAGCGCAAGTTTTCGCAGGAGAAAACCGCAATGACTATCACCGTCCAACTGCTCCCGATCACGTCCGTCGCCGTTCCTTCGCATGTCCGCACGCAAAACGGCTACGACAAAGAAAGCATCGGGCAACTCGCCGCCTCCATCAACCAGCACGGCCTGTTGCAACCCATCGTCGTTCGCCCGGCCACCGACGACGACAAGCCCGCCGAATGGGTCATCGTCGCCGGTCGCCGCCGCATCGCCGCATGCAAACTCGCTGGCATGACCGAGGTTCCCGCACTCGTCACCCAGACCGACGAAGCCAAGGCCTACGAGCTCGAAATCGCGGAGAACATCCAGCGCGAGCAAATGACCCTCGCCGACACCGCACGCGCTGTGCGTACGCTCATGACCATCTATGACAACGCGAAGAAGGTCGGCGAAGTCCTCAACAAGTCCGCCGCATGGGTCTCCAAACACCTTGCGGTCACCTCGTCCAAGTGCCCCGCAGCCGTCCTGGACCTCATGGACCGAGGCATCGTCACCGACTTGGAAACGCTGATCCTGCTCAAGCAAGTCGCCGAAATGCCCACCTCGAACATCGCCGCCGCCCAGACCATGACGCGCATGCTGCGCATCGCACACGAGGGCAACATGAACCGCCAAATCGCGCGCGATGCCCTGGCCAAGCTCAAGGCGCCCGCCTCCCCTGCCCCGATCACCCCCACGGTCGCCAAGCTCACCACCACCCGCACGGTTGCACCCGAAGGCACCTTTACCGGCAACCCGCCTATGACCGCAGACCCTGAAAAGGAGTTCACCGTCATTCTCCCTATCGACCTGCTCGCCTTGGTCGAAATGAAAGGCGGGACCGACTGGATCATCGGAATCATCAAGGCCAACAGCGAATCCTGACCCGCGACCGCTAAAAAACGAAAGCCGCCCTTGGGCGGCTTTCGCATGCGAAATGTTCCGCGTCATTTCGCTGGCACCCCGCGCAGCACACCGCTTACGCCGCGCTGAGCCCCGACCTGCCCCTCCGCCCCACGCGGCCCCATCGTTGCGCCGTCCGTGCCCTGCGCGGGCGGCAAACTGGACTGCGCCACCACCGGACCGGGCGCGTCCTTCGACCAGCAGCGCACCTCAGCACCTGTCTGCCCAAGCGGGACGACCCAATCGCAGTCTGTTTCCCGGGCCTTTGGCGCGTTTTGCGAACCTCGCCCATGCGAGACCTCCAGCGGCAGCGCGGAAATGCGCTGTGAGCCGTCCTGGCAGGTTTCGCGGTCCGTTTCCACCTTCGCCCCGTCCGCGTCGAAGCACTCGCACCGGTCCTTGAACGCGATGCACCCCATGAGCGCCATTTTCCGCTCCGACAAAACGTCCGGCCTTTGACCTGGTGCTTTGCTTGCGGCCACGGAAGGAGGCAGCGCGGCCGACGCACCTCGACCAGCCAGCGCGGCCGGCGCAGATGCAGGAGCGGTCGCCACCCCCGCCTGCGCCCCGATGCCCTTCCCGCCCGCGCCCTTGTGCAACGCATCGTAGGCACGCGGCCCGGCCACCGCGCCCACGGCCAGCACCACCAGCGGGAACGCGAACCACAGCGGAATTTTCTGGCGTTGCTTCGTGTGCAGTTCGCTGGACTTGTACAGCTTGTACGCATCCTTCGGATACGTGAAGAGCGTGCGCGTGCCACCGGCCAACCGTGATGTGTCCGTCTGACAGCCGTCCCACTCGTAAATCAGCGCCCGCGAGCCGCCGAACAGCCGCCGCACATGCTGATGCCTGCCGACCAGCCGCCGCACGTTCTGGTCGACCAACATGGGGTTTTGTGTGATGAGCACGAAGTCAACGCCGTAGTGCCGATGCGTCTCAAGCCGCGCGATCTGCTCGGGAACCTTCGTGCCCATGCCGCGCGGCCTCCAATGCCGCTGGACCTCATCGCACACGATCACATCGCCGGGCTTGCACCACTCCCACCAATTCCACAAGCCGTGACCGTCCTGCGCCTCCACCGGCTTGCCGTCTTCATCGACCGTGCGCGCAGCGTTGCGCTTGTTCTCAATGAACGAACTCGCATCGGCGAGCGGTGCCATCAACTCGTGCGGCAGCAGCAAATTGGGAATGCCATCGATGCACAGCCGCCGCGAAATCTCCGAGCCGTCCTCGCGCTTGATCTTCTCGGCCAATAGCTGCTGCAACAGCTTCGACACCGCGTACAGCGTCTTGCCAGATCCCGGCACGCCGGTTATCAGGTAGATCATGGTCCTAGCCTTTCGTGATCCAGCGCGTAGCCGACGCCGCGACCCATGTCGTGATGCGCGCGGTCATCGCGCCGCAGATCAGCCCGAGACACTCGGGAATGCGCGCCACAGCGCACAGGCCGAGGATGTCCGATGGCACCTGCGACCAGTTCGACTGCGCTTGCGAGATGAGCCCTTGCAGCACCGTATCAACGCCCGCGAACGTCACCACGCTCAGGCCCAGGGTCGCGATGATGCGCAGCGCCAGCGGACCAACAGCCGCGATGAGAAAGCCGAAGAGGTTCATACCCTAAATCCGTCCGCGAAGATGTATGCCGCCATCGCGCCCGCGAGAACGAGCAGGATCACGGATATAAGTTGCAGCTTCGAGCACAGAAGGTCGTAGCTGAATTCGTAGCCCTTGCCGAACACAGAGAACGTCACCGGCGAAGGACACGCGCCGCCTTGAAAACTCACCGGCGTAAACGTGATCGTCTTCGTTTCCTTTTTCAACGCGTCACCCGGGTCCACCGTTGGCGTCCCGTACTCCGAGCACCCGATGCGCTTCGGATTGGCCGCGCACTCGTCCTGCTGCTTCGCCGGGTCCGTGGCCGTCGTCGTCATCGTGGTGGACGATGCAGGCGAGGACGCCGGATGCGCCGGGTCAGTCGCCGTCGTCGTCGTCGTCGTCGTCGTCACCTGCGAGCACTGGAGTGCTTGCCCGTTCTGGATCACGATGCACGAATAGTCACTCTTCTGCGTCGTCGTCGCCGTCGAGCTCGTCCCATCTGAGTTTTGCGTCGTCGTCGTCGGTCCGGCCTTCATCACTGGCGTCTGCACATCTGGCGCTTGGAGCGTGCCATCCACCGGCTGACCAGCAGCGTACAGATCGTTCAGCACCGCTTGCAACGAGTGCACCGGGTCCTCGACGCCCGCCGCAACGTCCTTCGCCGCCTGATCGTTCAACGCCGCTTCAATGTCCGCCTGCGCCTGCACGGCATCGACCGGCGCGTATCCGTCGAACTCTTTGATGGTCCCAGTTTGCGTGTGATATCCGCGCGTCACCCGCGTCTGATTCACATTACCGTTCACCGAGCACGTCTCCGCCGCGACCCATTGCGTTGAATTGGTGAGGCTCGTATTGAGTGCATAGCTCGTCGGCCCGCTCGTGCCGTTCACGGTGCACGTGCCAGTCCCGAGCGTGCTAACGCCGTATTGGGCCGCGCTCGTATAGTCCGGGAACCACGTCGAGCCCATCGCGTTACCCAACGCATCATTAGGCTTGTAGGTCGTGCCCTGATGGCTCGTGTAATGGCACTCTTCCCACTGCCCGCCGGGCTCCAACGTCAGCGAGCCACCGAACGCGCGAACGCACGCCTGCGCGAGCAAATACGACAGCGCAGGAGCAGCCAACAACGGTATCGCTACAGCCGCCCCAGCCGTCATTGCACGCGCCATGCTCTTAGGCGTGAACAGCGCCTTAAACGCGCCTGTCGTCGGCGGGTCAAACGGCAGTGTCTTGCTCGCACTGGAGAACATCATGCCCGTCGACGTTGGCGTCTTCGTGCCAGCCGTCCAGGCGGATGCCGACCCCCGCGAGAAAGCCCCGGCCATCCCTCCCCCGCTCGGTGTGAACGTGAAATCGGGATACGGGTCGAACGCCGATGCGTTCAGCGAAACAACAGCCAAGCAAAGGCCGAGAGCAGCACCAGCAAGACCACGCAATAGACGATGAAAATTACGAACGACATGCACGTTGCCCTCCTAGGCGTCAGGGGATGAATTGAAGAACCGCACCAGCGCGGCGAGCGACCACAGCAGGCAGATCGCTCCGAAGCCCGCAGCGAATACGCCTGTCACCGCCGCGTAATCCGTATCCGTGACCTCCGGGAAATTGATCGCCACGGTCGACCCTTCCGCAACCGTGACCGTGCCAACACTGCCCCCGCCTCCGGTTCCGCCTGTGGACGCCTCGCCGACCGCACACACATCGGTCGGCGAATAAACGAACGCCCCATAGGGCGAATCAACGATCTTCGCCCCCGAAGGAGTGACGGACGCCGTACCCTCCCAATACGCGATGAAGCCCGCTTCATCACCGCCGCCCTGCGCCGCAAACAACGCGCCGTAATACGCCTGAGCACTCGGGAAGAACCCATACATCGTCCCGTTTCCGAACCAATGCTGGCCACCAGAACAATCCGGCGCAGCAGCGTGAGCCGCACCGCCAGCAAAAATGCAAAAGGCCAGCGCGAGCCGCACCAGCCACCACATCACGAACATAGGAACCTCCTGTGAACTTTGGCAAGGATCAGCGCGCGCCACCCTTGCCGAAGCTCACCGGCCTATCAGCCGCGGAAGAACTTCACCACCTTGCGCAGGCCCCACACGGCGATGCCGAGCGTCAGCACGCCACCCAGGACGGCCAGCAGCGCGGTTTGCGCGTCCGTGATGCCCGCGAGCGCCGCCGTGGTGTCGATCGCGGCATGCGAGAACACCGGGACCATCGCCAGACCGGCGATTGCGCCCTTGACGGACGGCTTGCGAACGATGCGAGCGAACTTGTTCATGTCTTTTCTCCTTGAGCTAATGAACGCCGGGAATTTCCGGCCCATTGCCCCGCACGCGAAGCAATAGGCTGAGAACTCAATGGAAAGCCCGCTTGCACACGGCGACGGCCACCACCCCACCAACAATCACCACTGCCAACATCGCGGAAGGCCACACCATCGCGAGCCACATTTCAAACCTCCATTTCTTTTCGCATGCGAAACTCAGCCCTCGGACGGCACCCAAACGGGCACGACAACGCCCTGCCCCTCCAGGTGATCCACAACGGCCTCATTCGCCGCTTCCTCGCACGAAAAAGGCGCTGCGCGGGCAAGCATGCGGACGAGGACTACCCCACCCTCTCCGTCAGGCGCGAGAAAGCCTCCGCTCTCCGCGTCCTGCACCATGAACGCCCGTACGCAATGCATGACCTCAAGCCTTCGCCGCCGCCGACTGGTTCCGCGCCACCGGCCGCAGCGCCGTGATGATCGTGTTCTGCACCCGGCCGTTCGTGATGATTTCGATCTCCGCATCGCACTCCAGCGGGAACGACGCTGCGAGGTGCTTGAACTTGTCGAATTCATCAGATGTCCCGTAGGCGTATTCCACGGTCGCCGCCCCAATCCCGTTCCCCTTCCGGTCGTCCAAGTCCGTCATCGCGTACACCTTCGTGCTGTCATACGGGTTGCCGTTCTCCAGCGTCCCCTTCGACCTCTTCATTCCCGTTACCGTGATTCGCGTTTGCAGTTTCATTTCTCGTTTCCTAAACCCGGCTACACAGAGGACGCGGGGTTGGCCGGTGCAACCTCGCTAAAACTCGCGACCCACTCGCGCACACCCTCGCGCACACGCGCATGGTCCAATCCCGCCAGCCCTCGCGGCATCCGGCGATGTATGTGTTTGATCGAAAGAAAATCGGCCCACTCAGCCGAATCAACGCACGCTGCAACAGCGCGAATCGACGGCGCAACGACGTTCTCGAACCAGCGCGCGAAGCGCGCTACGCTCCGCTCGCCAACCGCCTTGCCGGTTGGAATGCGCTCCGCTTCCGCCTTAACGTCGAGCACCATCTGGCAGAAGTCATACGCCCCCGCGAAGAAATCAGCTGGCCGCACGAGCGCCTCGAACGGCACTATCCGGTTCACGTTGCGAAGCTCCACTTCCACGCGAAGCCACATGTCCGACAGCATCTTGAACGCATGGCCTTTTTCGTACGCACGCATCAATTTGCCGCTCTCACGCTGCCCTACCTGAAACGTGCGCGAGTTCGGTTTCTCATGCGAAACCGCCTCTGGCTCCCATCGCCCGTGCTGCTCGTACGAAGGCCTCCGGTTTCGATAATCGAATGCCCCCGTGTGATAGCAATGGACCACCTCCTCCATCGCCACTTCCCCGCCTAGGAAATCCCGCGCCAAATCGACGCGCGTCACCCGAGGCTCCAGAGGCGCAAGCCACTCATACACACGCCGCTCCCACCCCTTTGCTGCGAACGTGCACGCCTCGCCTTTCAACGTCAGGCAGAACGTTTCCCGCTGGTTCTCGCCTCCGCCGCTCACGCTCGCTACCTCTTTACCGAACGCGTTCACGATGGTCCACGTGTGCTCGTAGAAGTCCCGTCCGTTCCGCGAATCGCCCAACGTGAACCCGAGGCACCCCGCAAGCCTGAAGGCGAGTAGCTGCGTCAATACATCGTCATCGCCTCCGAGCACACCCGGCAACGTCAACACCGCGTCACGTTTCACCGTCACCCGCAGATAGTCGACAACAACCCCGCTCTGCGAGCCTTGCTGCCTCTCCGCGCAAACGACCTTGACCTGACTCCCCTCCAAAACCAGTTGCTCGTCCCGCGTCAGACGGCGAACCCCGTTTACCCCCGTGTTACTCAGGGGGGTGGTCATGCCCGCACCT